TGACGCTGCTCCTACTACAAGTGCTTTTGCTGTAAGAAATATGAGTTGTGTAGACCCTGCTACTACCACAGTAGATGATGCAAGTCATCTACTCACGTTACACGGAGACTTAGCATAATGGCAAGTGAAATTAAAGTAGATACTATCGTCAATGCAGGGGGAGATAATGACACTGGGATTGACCTTGCGACTAATGACCAGATATTGCTGAAGGTAGCCAATGCTACAAAGCTGACCATGAACTCTACAGGACAGACCACTATCGTTGGAGAGGGTGGTACAACTACTACAAGTGTACAACAGGGGTTGGCTAAACATTGGGTAAAATTTGCACCAGATGCTGCTGCTGATGACAGCTTAAACAATAGTAGCATTACAGATACTGCTGTTGGTAGATTTACTGTAACTAGAACTAATAACATGGGAAATACTAATTACGTTGGACAAGTAAATGGTGAGTGGACATATGGGTCAGATGCAGGTCTTGCTATTAACTCAGGAGAGAATAACACCCTTACAACTTCTGCTTATGGATGTATTTTTTACAATTCTAGTTTTGCTGAATATGACGTTGACGGTATGGCAGCATTATTTCACGGAGATTTAGCATAATGGCATCAACACTTAAAATAAATACATTAACAGGTGTCAGCACAGCAGGGTCAATCGCTGTGACAGGCGAAGGCAATAGCACCACGACTAATCTGCAACAGGGTTTGGCTAAAGCGTGGTGTTTATTTGACCAAACTGCACCAGAGATTGATGACAGTTTTAACTCAGCATCATTAACAGATACAGCTAAAGGAAAAGGAATTATAAATTTTACAAATAACATGAGTGGTGCATTAACGTATAGTTGTACCGCAGGTGCAGTAAATGGTAACGATGACCACCCATATTGTTCTGCTCTTACTGCTAATAGAGCTTTTGTTACACAAACAACAAGTGCTTTTCCTTTTAGGAGCGGATATTCAGGTCATAATGCAGCAAGTAGTAGTGGGGATTATGCAGACTTTTTTGACCCTAATGGAGCATTAGTTGTAGCACACGGAGACTTGGCATGAGCAAGGCAGCAGAATTAGCAAACCTTATAGGCAACATCAACGCAGGGGGTGGTGGAGTAAACAGGAATGTCATTATTAATGGAAATATGACTATAGCAGAAAGAGCAACGTCAGCTACAGGATTGGGTGGTAGTGATCCCGGTTATCAAACACTTGATAGATTTAGAATGAACATTGGTGGCACTTCAGCAGGGCGATTTACTATGGCACAAGATAGCTCTGCACCAGAGGGTTTTGCTAAATCTTTGAAATTATCTTGCACTACGGCAGACACATCTATTGCTGCTGATGAGTTACTTTCTCTTCAACAAAGAATTGAAGGTCAAAACCTACAGATGTTTGCTAAAGGAACAACAAGTGCAAAACCATACGCTGTATCTTTTTATGTAAAGGGCAACGCTTCTGCCACATATACTTGTGAGCTAGAGGATGGCGATAACTCAAGAAGAGTAGCTAAAGAGTTTTCTGTCACTACAGATTGGGTAAGAGTAGAGTTATCTTTTCCAAAGGATACAACAGGTGCTTTTGATGACGATAACGCTTTGTCGTTGTCTTTAAATATATTTTTACATGGTGGCTCAAACTTTACAAGTGGTACGTTTTCAGCAAATACTTGGGAGTCTATATCAAACACAACAAGACTTTCAGATAGTCAGACTTCATTCTTTGATAGCACAGACAGAACCTTCTTCATCACAGGTATTCAGTTAGAAGTAGGACAGAACCCAACAGAGTTTGAACATGAACCCCATGAGAGAACAGAGATGAAATGTTATAGATATTTTTATAAGGCTACAACTTATACTTTATCAATGGCTAATGCAAGCACAACTGGATATACATTTAGACAGGAGAGAACACAACAACATTCTATGCCTGTTAGGATGAGAAACAGTCCAACTTTTACTGCTGTAGAAAGTATAAAATTATTAAGCAGTGGAAGTGTAACACTTAATGGTGCTGTAGACCGTATAACCATCGTCCCTAGTGCTTATGCAGGAGATTTACCTAGTGACAATTATTGGTATGGGGGATATACAGCAGATGCGGAGTTATAAATGAATATTACATCAGCACAATATACAGCACCAGAAGATACAGCCTTTAGGAACATAAAAGCCACAATAGATGGTGTAGAGATGTTTGTACCACTAGACCCTGACAACAGACACTACGCAGAAATACTGAAACAAGTAAAGGAAGGCACACTGACCATTAAGGACGCTGACTGATGCTTGGCTTTAATGCCATATCAGAAGTCTCTATTGCAGAACTTCCCGGTGCTTTTGTCCCATTATCTGGAGTAAACGGCACATCAGTGGTGGGGTCTGTTACCACAATAGGTCAAGGTGCAGCAGACGTTACGGGAGTAGCCGGTACGACAAGTTTAGGGTCTATAGCGATCACTGGTGACGCTAACGTGACCTTAACAGGAATTTCTGCTACACTTTCATTAACATCTGTTATAGTATGGGGTAAGATTATTCCTGCTCCGGGAACGTCTTACACGGCTATAACGCCATCGAGCAGCCCAACGTGGACAGAAAAAACCACGGGTGTCTCGCAGACTTGGACAGAAGTAGCATAAGAGGTAAGATATGGGATCAACATATACAGATAATGGTGGCATAGAAAAGATCGGTCTTGGGGAACAAGCCGGTGCTTGGGGCACCACGACAAACAATAACTTTGATATTATTGATAGGCTCGTAAATGGCGTTGGATCAATAACCTTATCAGGTACGACACACACGCTTACTACCAGTGACGGTAGTTTATCAGATGGAATGTTTAAGGTTTTAGTTTTAGGGGGATCGCCCTCTGGCACAAACACCGTTACTATTGAGCCAAATAATGCAGATAAGTTGTACTTCATAAAAAATAGTTCGGGTCAATCTGCTATTATAAAGCAAGGGTCCGGAGCTACCGTAACAATAGCCAACGGAAGTGACGCTGTAGTTTTTGCAGATGGGGCAGGATCAGGAGCGGCGGTAACAGAAATTAAACCAAGCACGGCTGACGCTAGTGTTCTTACTGCTACTTTAGCCGATAGTGCCGTTACTACTGCCAAGATAGCCGACGATGCGGTCACAGCAGCTAAGATAGCCGACGATGCGGTGGGTGCCGACGCGGTGGCGGATAATTCTATTGGAGCAGCAGCAATAAACATATCAGGAAATGGTACCTCGGGTCAGGCCCTTGTATCTGATGGAGACGGTAGTTTTAGTTACACTTCCAATATTGTACCATCAGGTGCGTTGATGCCTTTTGCCGGTGCATCGGCTCCGACAGGCTTTTTATTGTGCGATGGCTCTGCCATTTCACGATCTACTTATTCAACTCTTTTTTCTGCAATAAGCACAACCTATGGTGCAGGTGATGGATCCTCAACATTTAATATTCCAGATTTACGAGGTAGAGTTATTGCCGGTCAAGATGATATGGGCGGATCCTCCGCAGATAGACTTACGGATCAAACAGGTGGTCTTAATGGGGACACTTTGGGAGCCACGGGGGGTTCAGAAACACATACCTTGACAACAGCACAGTTAGCCTCGCACACACACAGTTTTAGTGGTTCAGGTAGCACTACGGCTATGACGTTTTTAAATGATGGCTTAGGGGTTAATCGAGGAGGTAGTGGACAAAGCTCCTCAAGCAACACTATCTCTGTTTCAATCAGTGGAACTACAGGCAGCGCAGGTAGTGGTTCAGCACACAACAACGTACAGCCTACAATAATCTTAAACTATATTATTAAAACATAAGAGAATAGTATGCCCTTAACGGCACTAAAATTTAAACCCGGGATTAACAGAGAATCAACGTCCTATTCTAATGAGGGCGGTTGGTTCAATGGTGATAAGATACGCTTTCGGTTTGGTAATGTAGAAAAAATAGGCGGGTGGTCCTCGTACAGTGACAATACATTCTTGGGCACCTGTCGTGCCTTGTTTAGTTGGGTGGCCTTAGATGCCACAAAATATTTAGGTATAGGAACAAATCTTAAATACTATATCGCTGATGGTGGTCAGTATAACGATATAACACCTATTCGTAACACAACAGGTGCCGGTGATGTTACTTTTGCGGCAACAAACGGTAGTTCGGTAATTACTGTAACAGACGCAGCACATGGTGCTGTCCTAAACGACTTTGTTACATTTTCAGGGGCCGCCTCTTTAGGTGGTAACGTTACCGCTGCAATATTAAATGCAGAACACCAAGTGACTTCTGTTACAAACAATAATATTTATACCATTACTGTGAGTGTGACGGCTAATAGTTCTGATTCTGGGAACGGTGGCAGCTCTACCGTGGGCGCCTATCAAGTAAACACAGGCCTCGATACAAACTTTTTTGGTACAGGTTGGGGTGCCGGTGTGTGGAATGGTGTAGATACTGACGAATTGACTACAACAATAGCAGAAGACCTAACTAATTCTGAAACAGATGTAACGGTGGCTAGTGCCACGGGTATCTCCACATCTGATGTGATAGATGTGGCAGGAGAACTTATGTTGGTGAGTGGTATATCAAGTAATGATTTAACTGTAACACGAGGACATGGAGGTACAACAGCCGTGGCGCATTCTAGTGGCGAGCTTGTACGATTGGTCTTGGGCAACGCGACAGCAGCCGACGACACAGTGACTTTAATAAATGATGGTAGTGGCTTATCGGCAACAGCTACCACGGTAACTGTAGACTCAGCAGCAAACTTTGCCTCTTCAGGATATATCAAGATAAATGACGAAATTATTGAATACACCGGCACAACATCCACTACATTTACAGGGTTAATACGCGGTTCACTAAGCACGACAGCCGCAGCGCATTCTGACAATGATGCTATAATAGAAGCCGCTTTTGGTTGGGGTATGCCGGCAGAGGGAACGGTATCGGGTGCGGTGTTAAGTAACTGGACACATGACAACTTTGGTGAGGACCTGCTGTTAAATATTAAAAACGGCGGTATATTTTATTGGGATCGGACCTCGGGCACCTCATCACGGGCCGTGGCCCTTTCATCGTTATCCGGATCTAATCTAGCCCCAACGGTTGCAAAACAGATTATGGTATCGGATCAAGACCGTCATGTTATAGCATTTGGCTGTGACGGCGAGACATCTATCGGCACACAAGATCCACTGCTTATACGCTTCGGATCGCAGGAGAGTTTACTTGATTTTCAGACATTACCCACAAACACAGCGGGAGAGCTTCGAATATCTACGGGTTCGGAGATTGTGGTGGCTATACAAACCAAGCAACAAATACTGGTATTTACAGATGTCTCCCTCCACGGTATGCAGTTCTTGGGGCCACCCTTTACTTTTGGTCTAACCGAGATATCACGAAATATTACAATAGCAAGTCCAAATGCAGCCGTTGCCGTGAATGACTTTGTATTCTGGATGGGCTCTAAAGAGTTTTATGTATACGGTGGTACGGTGCAACGATTACCCTGCACCGTATTAGATTATGTATTTAGTGATTTCAACCGGGACCAGATAGGTAAGGTATATGCAGGTCACAATAGTTCTTATGGTGAGGTATGGTGGTTCTATCCATCCAAGAACAGTACAACAAATGATCGCTATGTTATATACAACTATCAGGAAAAGATTTGGTACTTTGGCACCTTAGAGCGCACAGCATGGGTAGACAGGGGTATTAATCAGTATCCGATAGCCGCAAGCACAGATAATAAATTATATTACCACGAGTTCGGGCAGGACGATGGCAGCACTAATCCTCCTTCTGCTATCTCTGCCAACGTCGAGTCAAGCCAAATGGACATAGGCGATGGCGACAAATTCACTCTAGTACGGCGTGTTCTGCCCGACATTACGTTTAGAGACAGCACAAATGAGACACCACGTGTAAATATGGTAGTAAAGACACGTAATTTTCCGGGGGTCACGTTTAATGAAACGTCAAGTAATCAGGTGGCGCAGTCTGTATCAACACCTGTAGAGCTGTTTACAGAGCAGCTTCATGTGCGGTTACGCGGTCGATCTTTTGCTTTTCGGGTTGAAAGTGACGTTACTGGCGTTATGTGGAGACTAGGCACACCGAGACTTGATGTAAGACCAGATGGACGAAGATAATGAGCACACGTAATATACC